GGTATACCGGGTCGGATGCCGGGGTGCCCTGCTTGACGGCCAGCTCGCAGATTCGGTTGTCCTCGTCCAGGCGCATGACAATAGCGTCATAGCGCGGCAGGGTGTCACCTGCGGCCAGGGTGAAATACTCCGGGGCGTCGTTTTCCATGCGGTGGTTTGCCAGCATGGCCTCGCCGGGCTGGACAGAGACCTGCAGGCCACCCTCGGCCAGCACCTGCAGGCTGGTGGAGGCGGTGTGGTAGACGCCGCTGGACACGAGGCTCTGCAGATAGCGGCCTATGTCGGCGGCATTATACTTGCGGTCGCCGTTTTTTGAGTTGAAAAAATAAGATCTTACAGCCATATGCTCTCACTCCTCGTTATCCAAAGGTAGGCGTGCATTTGTAGCCGTTGGCGTCCCAGCTCTCCACGATTTCCAGGAGCTGGGCTGCGGCCTCCACGCCGTACCTGCTTTTTACTGTTACGATATCTCCCAGGAAATAGTCCACGCCGTAGGTGTACATTTGCCGGGGCTCCACGGTGCCCTCCATGACCTCCACGATGGGCGCAGCGGCCAGGTCTGCGCCGCCTCGTGCAGTGAGCTGCGCGTCGTAGGCGCTGGCGCTGATTTCTCCCTCGTTGCTGGATATGTCGCGGGCGTCCACGAACATTTCCCGCCGGGCCAGGCCCTCCTGGTCGGTGCTGCGGGCCACGATGACGCGGCGCCGGTCGATGCCCTCGCCCTCTCCTGCAGTCAAGGCCACGCTCTTGTAGGCGGTCAGGTCTTTGGAGTAGGTGATGCCCGCCAGGTTGTCGTATTCCTCGGAGAATACCACCGGGGTATATTCCCCCTGGCCTGTCGAGCGGTCCACGCCTTTGTAAAAGTCCAGCACCAGGCCGCCGTCCATGATATACATGGCAAAGCCGTAGTTATTGGCTGCGCAGAGCTCCTCTATAGCCTCCAGCAGCACCGTGCCGGTGTATTGGGTGTCCACCGTTTCGGTGTAGCCGTGGGCGGCTGCGAGGCTCAGGCCGGTATATTTCCGGGCGGCAATGGTGGGCGAGATAAAGGCCTCGGTCACCAGGCGGCGCAGGGCGTTCTCCAGGTTGCCGGAGAGCTGGGTCTGGTCCCAGATGATGCGCCGGTCGAGGATAGACCGCAGGCAGCGGCCTGATACCTTGAGGTGGTCGCCCTCCTCCTCGTCGGTGGTGATCTCCACCCTCTCGATGATGCCCACCATGTCGTCATCCTGGCGGGCCACCAGGCGCTCGTGCTGCAGCAGCTCCATCATCTCGGCGCTGGCGGGCAGGTATAGCTCAAAGTCGCCGCACTGCCTAAACCTATTGGCCCAGATGATGCTCTCGCAGGTGTCTGCAATGCCCTGCAGCTCAAAGTCCTGGTTATAAATCCATAAATCCATGCACTACACCCCCTGGTATTTATTGCGGTGGTATATACTCAGGGTTATGGCGCCCTCGTCCACGGTATAGGTGAGCTCATTCTGTCCGGGCTCCAGCTGCAGCCAGCTGCTGCCGGGCATTAGGGTGCTCATGTAGTTGGTCCGCTCGCCGCCGCGCACATGGGTGACGCTTTTGCGGCCCTGGGCGGTGTCGATGATGAGCCGGTCACCGGCCTGCAGCTCCGCATTAAAGCCTATCCATTCCCCGGTCTCCATGTTGTAGATGCGGGGGCGCAGCGTGTGCAGCGTGGCCCGGAGTTCGATGCGGATGCCGGTGGAGACCTGGCCGCCGTTGGTTATGGTGGCGCTGGCGGTCACGTCTATGGTGCTGAGTTCGACGCCCTCCTCCTCGATAGCAAAAGGAAACTCAAAGAGGTTGTCCACGTCGGTGGCGTCGTGGTAGGTCTCGCCTATATCCTGCCAGAATGGCTGCGGGCAGATTATAGAGGCCTGCACCACCTGGCCCAGCACCCAGGGGTTTGTCTCCGGGGTTTCCACATAGCCCTCTATACAGAGGTCCATGTCCTCCCATTGATAATAGATTTTGATATAGGCATTCGATACCAGCCATTTATACAGGTTGATGCGGGCACGGCCCACGTCACGCAGCAGGGAGACGATGAGCACCAGCTGCCGCTCGTTGACGCTGCCGGAGTTATACCGGGAGCCGTCGGCCATGGCTATCTTTGTGCGGTTGATGGTCGCCGGGGGAGGCCCGGTGCCGGTCAGCTCCGCAAAGTAGCGGGGGTCGGTGCTGAGGTTTAGCACTTCACCCTGCGCGTTTTCTATTTTGATAATAGGCAGCACAGTGATCTCCCCCTTTTATGCCAGCGCCGTTGCAAAGCGCAGCTGGTTTTTGGTCTGCCGGTAAATCTCGGCTCTGCTGAGCGATTTGGGGCTGTAGTTGTTCTGGGTAAAGTTGTAGGTATTACCCGCAGCAGCTCCCCTGCCCGCACCGCCTGCAGCGGTCCCGGCTGCTGGCACGTTGAGAGCAGCGCCGGAGAGCTCGGCATTTGCAGCGCCCAGGGCGCTCTTTGCCATGTCGGCCATGGCCTTGTTTGCCACTTTGGTGTTTTGCTCGATACCCTGCGCTATACCGGCAGGCAGCCAGCGTCCTACCTCGTCGGCCAGGACCTTAGAGGGCGAGCCGATTTTAAGGGCCTTTTTCGCCTTATTGACCAGGCCGCCCAGGGCATTCTCGATGCTGCTATAAAGCGCGCCCACCATGGAGCCGATGCCGTTTATAATGCCGCGGATGATATCTTTGCCGATGCTCAGCATTTTGCTCGGCAGGGTCTTGACGGTTTCCACCACGCCGGTGACGATAGACTGCGCCTTTGATTTGATGGAGCCCACGCCGCTGGAAATAGCAGAGCCCAGCTTTGAGATAGCCGAGCGGCCAAACTCCAGCAGTTTGCCCGGCAGCGCCCTAATGATATTTACAAGAGAGTTAAATACCGAGCGGCCTGCGTTGGCTGCGCTGCTGGCCATGCCCTTGATGCCGTTGCCCAGGTTGGTGATGGCAGAGCGGCCCAAATTCATGAGGTTTTGCGGCAGGGCTTTAAGCGCATTTACAATGCCGTCGAGCACGTTTTTGCCTGCAGCCTTGACAGAGGCCACCATAGACTTGATGCCGTTTTTCAGCAGGTCGATGGCCTTTTTGCCCAGGTTGAGCCAGTTAAAGGCCTGCCACACGTCCACAACGGCTTTGATTATTTTCGGAACATTTTTGATTAATTCTGGTATGGCCGAGATTAGACCTTTTACAATTTGCCAAATTAGCTCCGCGCCCTTTTTAAGGATTTTCGGCGCGTTATCGTTGATAATATTCGCGAATTTGCTTATTATCTCCGGCGCCTTTGAGAGCAGTGAGGGCAGGGCGGAGATAATGCCGCTCACCAGGTTGCTCAAGAGGTCAAAGCCCGCGTCGATGAGGGTGGGCGCGTTGTCGTAGAGCGTCGTGGCAAAATTCATGAGGATATCGAGCGCCTGGTCGATGAGGCCGGGCAGGGCCGTGCGTATACCCTCGCCCAGCTTGCCCAGCAGCTCCACGCCCTTGCCTAAAATGATAGGCAGCTGGGTCTGGAGACCCTGCACAAAGCCGCCGATGGCATCCAGCGCACCCTGGGCCATGTTCGGCAGGCTGCTGGTTACACCCTCAAGTAATTTAAAAACCATCTCGCCGCCGGTTTTCAGCAGCTGCGGCAATGCCGAGCGGAAACTCTGCACGATCTGGAGCGCACCCTCCAGTAGAGCCGGGGCCGCAGAGATGAGGCCCTGCACCAGAGAGGTCACCACAGAGGTGCCCGCTGAGATGATGGACGGCAGGGCAGAGGTCAGCTTGCCCATGAGCTGCTGCAACAGGCCGCCGATGGCGGAGCCTATCTTGTCAGCTGCGCCCTCGGTGCCGTTAAGCAGGCCGGTAAAGCCCTCGCCCAGCTGCTTGATGCCCGGCAGCATATCGCCCAGGATGGCCGCGCCTATGTTTTTAAAGGCGGTTGTTATAGGCAGGGCTATCTCGCCCACTTTGGCCATGGTCTGCATCCAGTTATCGTTTGCCTTGTTGTTTTCGATAACTGCGGCGTTTGTTTCCTTAAAGGCCGCACCGGCAGAGCCCAGGGCCCCCTCGGTCACCTGCAGCATGTAGGCGTTTTTTTCGGCCTCGGTCTTGCATGCGGCCAGGCCCTTGTTAAAGTCCTCTACACTGAGACCGCAGCCCTCTAACATTTGGACATAGGCCCCGGTGGCCTCGTTTA